AGAATCAAAAATCTGATGATACGGCATTACTAAGTGTGCTTGAGAACTTATTTTTAAATTATTCTCTACATTATATCCAGCATTAATCAATCCTTTAATTTCATCTAACAATGAATTTGGTTCAATTACTACACCATTACCAAGAATAGATTCTTTACCTTGTAATATTCCACTCGGAATTAAATGTAATACAATTGTTTTATCTTCATACATTACAGTATGACCAGCATTATTACCACCTTGATATCTAACAACCGCATCAGATTCTGCAGTTAATAAATCTACAATCTTACCCTTGCCCTCGTCTCCCCATTGCGTACCAACTACAACAGTACATGTCATATAAACCTTTATTTAATATTGTATCCATATGTCCGAACAAAAGAATCAAAACTTTTATTAGTCTTATATTTTTCTTGATATAGTAAATGAAAAGATGTGCTTATAATTTCTGAAGGATAATTACGAATTGAAAATCCTGAACTTTCTTTACCCATAGAACTTTGAATAAGTTCTTCATATATAAAATTAGATTTATCTTTAATCAAACCTTTCAATTCAACACACAAACTATCGTAATCTGTATCACTAATAATAGATTCATCTAGTTTATAATATAAAAAACTATGAACTAAAAACTGACGTATTTTTTGCTCTAACATATTAATAACTCTGATTTAACCGCCAAACAAGATATTCTTTTGCACCTATTGTTTCATACTTTTGTTCTCCAATAAGTGAATCAATCATAACGTCATCGCAGGGATGCACAAAATAAGGGAAACTGTAACGGCTAATATTAAGATGTTCATTCACAACACGATGAGGAGTGGAAACATAAAGATCATTAGTCCAACATTGAAGTAAATCACCAACATTGACAATGCAGGTATCTGGTATGTAGGGCGCATCAATCCATTCATCGGTTCCTCTTGGCTTTATTTGCAATCCTGGATTTTCATCGGTAAATAAAATTGTGATTGTTCCATAATCAGTATGTTCACCACCTCTCATTTGATTTTCTTGTATCTCTCCATTCCAAGATGGATAATGTAACATTCTAGTAGTTGTTGATTTTGAACCTTGATGTTTTGTAATGAGAGATAATTCTGGTAATTCTAATACCTTTTCAATAAGCCACAAAATACGTTTAGTAATAAGTTCTAGTAAAAAATTGAATTCTTCACAAGTCTCTTTAAATTTTTTATTAGGCCATTTATTATCATCACTATACTTACACCAATTAAAAGCTTCTTTTAAATCAGGTGGAGTGCCTGGTGTCAAACTCTCTATCATTCCTTGATAGCCGGTATTTGACTCTGTTGATGTATATTTGTATTTGTTTTTTTCTTCTAGCGGAAGTGAAAAGAATTCTTTGGCGTGATTGAGGATATTTGATAAGTTCACTTCATCATTATTTTTAATGTAAGCAAACCCAATTGTTTTAAATGCTTCATCTAATTTTAGATGTGCATCATTATCTAAATGATTAATGACTGGTATTTCCATATAATATATGGGGGTTGTTACACCCCCGTGAAATGTTATTGCATAGGAGTGATTACACCTTCAACATAATAATCCATTGTATCAACGCCAGACCTATCCATACCAGGAGCTACAACTGTACCATCTTGCTTTGTAAATCCAGCAGAAAACGGAAATGATGCATCATATTTTTCAGAGATGAATTTATCTTTCTCTGCTTCAACATGATACTTCACACTTGTAGGAACATTCGGTCCCCAAGGACTCAATCCAACGCAACCTTTTTCCATTCCCCAAAATGGTGTATCTACTTTCCATGTACCATTCTCTACTGATTCCATCACATGCTTGTAGTAAACATCCCAATTAAACATTGGTCCAGTTGCATAACGCTCGGGACCAAAAGAGTTCATCGGAGCATCATTGCCCATTCCCCATAGAGGCTTGTCTGCAGTAGATTGCTTTTGAGCCAACATTACCACTGATGGTGAATCTGTAGTTGTAAAGAACACATCTACACCATTACTGAACAATGCATCTGCAGCCGCTGTATCTTTCGCAGGGTCAAACCATGAATTAATCCAAACAATCTGAACTGTGATATTTGGATTCACGGATTTTGCACCAAGAGTTGCAGCATTAATATTTGAAATGATTTCTGGAATTGGATGAGAACCAACAAATCCGATTTTATTGGTTTTAGTTAACATGCCTGCAGCAACACCAGCTAGATATCTCGCTTGAAACAATCTACAATTGTAGTTGTTCAAATTCTCTGCAGTCTTAAAGCCCGTGGCGTGCATAAATTTGACGTTTGGAAACCTCTTAGCAGTATTCATCATTGGGTCCATATAACCAAATGATGTACCAAATACTACATCATGTTTACGTGCCAAACGGGTGAACACTCTTTCTGAATCTGATTCAGCAACGGCTTCTACATAATCAAATTCATAACCAGATTCTTGCATACCTTGATAGTGTCTCATACTCCAACCACCATCACTTTTAGGTCCGACTAGAACCAAACCTGCAGTTGGTTTTTCTGCAGCAATTCCCATAACACCAAACACTACCAACGCTACCAACACACTAATAATTTTTTTCATTTGTTCCTTTATGATTTAAATTGACTTTCAAATTCACGTAAACGTTTATACACACTCATAAGTTCTACAATTTGTAACCAAGAACGAATTATAAATTGCAAACTCTCTGCTACTTTACTAAATGCTCTTGTAGTTTGACTGACAACACCCAATGTGATACCACCAGCAATGATGCTAGGTCCTAATGCGAGATATGGTACAATCACCATACCTTGTAGGTAACTCCACTTTGCAATATTAAAATAGAAATAATGCAGGTAAGATTTGAAATGAATTGCTCTAACGTTTTGAAATAGAGCATCAATGCTTGCGGTATTTGCACGGGATGCATTATCTTCACCATGTACTAATTCTTTACGATATGCGGCTTCTTCCTTTTGAATATCGTATTCAATACCTGGTAATTTTCCACCTACCAAACTTAAAACTACAGTACCGCCTAGTGCTGTGACGATAACTGCCCAAACCAATCCATGATCAACTTGACCAAAGAAAGGAAATTCTGTAACTGCTTTGCTAAGACCATACAGAATAGGCACAAAGGCAATCAACATCAAAATTGCTTCAACTAAACCTACTCCTAAGTTTTCAGTTAATCTTGCAAACTTCAATGTATCTTCTTGAACACGTTGACTAGCACCCTCAATGTGTCTCACTTTTTGCCAATTTTCATGATAATAATCTGCCATACTTTGCCGCCAACGGAATGTCCAGTGATTAACTAAGAATCCGTTGAAGATGACATTCACAATAATATAGATACCTGCTATGCTAAAGAAATCAAACATGTATCCATAATACTCTTCATGACTAACAGAACCCGGTTGTGATAATGCTTTTTGAAGAGCATCATAAAATCTACCAAACCACTCATTAATTTGCACATCTAATTGTACACTATACCAGATAGCAGCAAGGATAGTGAATGTACCTAACGTACTCCACCATCTCCAGCGTTTATCATAGAAAAAACGAAACATATTATTCCTTTATAATAATTCATAAAAAAATCAGAATTTAAATCTATTGTCTAAATCAGCAAGTGACTGTGCATTACATTCTATAATTGGGTAAACAATATTTTCAAAGTCTACCAATGCTTTTTCATATATTTGAGGACTTATAACTCCAACTCCTGCAGAAATAGCAACACCTGATATAAAACAAAGTAATTTAACTAACATTAAAATCTCCTATTTAATTTTTAAAATAAAAACCTTTTCTTAGATAGCAAGGTGAATCTTTATAATTATAGTTCATATATTCAATATTTTTCATACCTTTAAAAATAGGAATCATTTCAGATGTTTGATAATAATCCATTTCTACCCAATCTGAATTTAACCTCAAATGAATTTCAATAATTTTACCATCAATCATCTCTATATTAGAGTATTTGTATTTACCTTTCAGGTTCTTGAGGATATCTGGAAATTCTATTTTATCATAGGTTCTTATCCATTTATCCCATTTCCAAATAGGATTATTTTTATTTCTAAATCCTTCAACACATAGAATTTGATTTCCATCTTCATAATCTACACTTAAATGTCTCCCTTTAAAAATTTCACACCAAAAATGACCATTAGGAATTTTATTTTTATCATTAACATAAAGTTCTTGAAAAAAAGCTCCTCTACCCATTGACATTAAATTCACACACGGTCTTACAATATATTTGCCATTTTGAGGAACATTTACACCATGTGGACCACATACATAACCTAATTTTTTAGAAACTATTAACTTATCAAAAATCCACAAATCATCTATATGGCATCTTAGCCAAGTTTCATCATCATCTAGAAAATTTTCTTTTATATTATACATTCACATCAAATTAAGAAAATTTACTAATTCTTTTCTGATGCCTACCACCATCAAAATTAGTAACTAAAAAGGCGTGTACGATTTCATTAATTGTATTAGGGTCGGTGTTTCTTGCACCAATACATAAAACATTTGCATTATTGTGTTGTCTTGTCATAATTGCAGCGTATGCATCTTTACATAGAGCAGCACGTATAGTTGATATTTTATTTGCAGCCATACTCATTCCTATTCCGGTACCACAAACTAAAATACCATAATTAGATATTCCATTTAAAATATTAGAACAGACTTTTTTTGAATAATCGGGATAATCTACAGAATCTGAACTATCACAACCTAGATTTAAAACGGAGGATAATTTTAAATCATTTTTTAAAAAATCAACAATCATATCTTTAACTAGGTAACCCGCATGGTCACTAGCAATTGATATTGAATTAATATCAAGCATACTTTTAAATTTAGAATAAAATTAAAAATTTTGATAAATTTTTAGATTCGTCCATAATTATAAAAATTATAACATTGATGTCTATCATTAATTTATCAATTATTTCTGGATATAATAATACGATAGTAAGAATAGAATTTATTAGATAAAATATATAGTCAGATGACATTAAGTATTTTTGAAAATGAGCGGAATTTACTCCGCTCAAACTTTTAAGGTTATTCGCTTGCTAGTTTTTCAAAAAATGCCAATTCATCAACTACATCAGGCGCTGTTACTCTATCTGATTTAGTTACAAAATCAGGAACAGATTTTTTAGTTGGTTGTGTATCTGATTCTACTACAGTTTCTTTTGCAGCATTTTCAGACACATTTTTAGAATAATTTGATTTGTTATTACCAACCGTTACTGACTGGAATCTTTTATTCAAATCTTCATAAGATTTGTAATAATCATCCGATGTAAATTCAGAAAGTGGATGTTCAGATCTCCAAATTGCTTCCATTTCTTCATCAGTTTCAGCAAGTTGGGTTGGACTATCAAAAGAAGATTTATCATAAGTGATATAACCTTTTTCTCTTCTCATTCGTAATCTAAAATTACATCCTTCAAGAAAATCAAAGATATAAGCAGGTTCTTCTGGCTTCATATCAGAAAATTCTGGTGCAGGAGGATTAATTTTTTCTTGAATAAATTCAAAGATTTTTTGACCATATTGAAATAAAAATACTTTGCCTTCATTTGAAGGATTTGTTCCGTCTTGAACAACTAAAATATTAGAAACATATTTTGTTTTTCTTTTGCGAGTTCTAGCGAGGTCTTCATTTTCAGAACCACCTTGACTCCACAATTCATTATTAGCTTGACAAATTGGACAGTCTTTGCCAATACTTGTCAAACAATTATCAATTAGCCAACCATGAGGGCCTTTAAACTCATGTCTAAAGTACTTTACATATTCGTCTTCTTGGTCTGGAGCAGGAGGAAGAAATCGAATGATAGCGGAACCTACACCATCTTTTGCTTCCAATTTCCAAAAACGATTATCTTCATAAGAAGATGCCTTTGCTTCTTTTTCTAATTTAGCTTGCATTGAAGAAAGCCGTGACATTCTTGATTTTAACGCTGATTTGAAATCTGACATAGTTTAGCCTCTTTATAGGAGTTTATAAACAAACGAAAACATTATAGATCATAACAGAATCATTCACAAAAGTCAAGAAAAAAATACATTTTTCATAATTTTTTTTAAAAAACTAGTTTCTTGATTTTTTATAAATGCTTTCATCTTATTCAATCTTTGATTTAAAATAGGATAAAATATTTTTTCGGATATTTTACTTTCTAACGGATTTATAAAATTTAAAACTTGGTCAATATATAAGACTGTTTGTGGAGAAACTTCATTTTTAATAATAAATTTATAAATCATAGGTAACGTATTTTCTTCTATTTTAAATATTTCATTGAATCCATTATTCTTTTTTTCCAAATAATTTTTAATTTCCTCTAATTCTCTTTCAAAAAAATATTTTGGTGCTTTTTGGTAACTTGTCCAATATTTCCATAAAGCATTATAATCATCTGTTAAAAAATATTCTATATTAATTTTTGGATTTTGAAAAAGTCCTGGAATAAAAAAATCTGGAAAATCTGTCTTGTATTTTCCCTTTGCAATAAGAGCATAAGGAATAATATCATTAAAATTTTGTTTTTTTACCTTTCCATTATATTTTTTATAATTATAATTTTTACTACTAAAGTGCAATTTGATTGCTTGATAACTTTCTTTTACCTCTTCTTGAGTTACTGAAGATGTTTGGAAACTTCCTCGTTTTTGGCAAGAAATTAAGTTGTTCAAATTCCTCCCTAATATCTGATTTAAGTTTTCCTGAAATAAAAGGTGCTACACTTTCGTACTCTATTTTTCTTTCATCACAAAATTGAATTATAGTTTCAATTAAACTTTGATTTGTTTTTTGTTGTAAAACATAAATTTTCTTTTGGAAACTTTCAATAGTTTCAAACATTACTTATCCTGTTTTGTGTTATTATCTTGAATAGAATTTTCATAATACTCTATTATATTCATTTGTTGTAAAATGTATCTACGCACTTCAGCAACATTTAAAGATAATCTTTCATAATCTTTCACTTCTATTGCATAAAATACCCATTCCTTTCCCTGCTCCTTCTTCAACTTTTCATCAAAAGCATCTATAGTTTCAGGTGTTATCACATACCATGTGATGTCTTTGCTCAAGGTCAATCCTTTCGGACGGGCTTGAATCGGAATATTCTTTTCAATCACCTTAGTCTTAATAATAACTTCAGGCTTTTTTATTTCAGGCTGATTACTACTACAACTATTAAGTAATAAACTAATTGGAATTAGTAGAAGTAATTTCTTCCAATTCTCTAAAGATTTTAGAAGTGGCATCATTTATTCTTTTTTCAATGAGACCAGGTTTTTTTGAAGATAGTTTAGTAAGATTATGATCATTTAATTTTCTCTGCAGTTCAGTATTATAACCTTCAGCTTTTTGTAAAGATTGTTGAAGTTTCAAAGTTTCTTGTTGTATTCTTATTTGCTGTTGTGTTAATACACTTATAGCTTCTTCAGAATCTTTTAAACTTTCTTTATATCTTATAGCTTCCGTTGTTTTCAATTCAAGTTCTTCTTTTAAATTAACATAATGATTATATGCATAATATACACCACCAAAAATACTTGTAAGCAAGATTATTGTTGCATATAATTTTATTAGCATGTATATCTGCCCCAATTATTTAATTCTAGAAAATCATAATCTTTTGTATTGAAATCAAGTAATCCAAAAATCCACGCATGGTCTAACCTATTATTTATCAAAACTGGATATAAAAATCTTTTATATAAATCACTATCTGTATCTGAAAATCCTTCCAAATAATCTAAAGAACCCCATGTATGATAATCATATATTTCATACACTTCTCCATAGACACTATGTTCTGGTTTAAAATTGTTCAGCTTTCTAGAACAATGTGTATACCTACGCACATCTTCTTGATAGTTAGTAGTACCATATTCACAAATATATTCTTTTTGACCTGGTACAAAGAAAGGAATGTTATTTTCATAAATGTAACCATCAGTTATTGCAGTATGAACAAATTTACAATTTTTTATTAATTCATGATTGATACAACCTTTTTTTAAGGTTCCATATATGAAATATAACATCTATTGAAGATTGAAGTGTGGAAAAGAAAATAAATCGGAAACGGTTAAACAAAAGACAATAAGCAATCAACAAACCACAAAAAAAGCAAAATGTCTCATAACCTCGGAGCAAAATACAATGTTATTTATCCAAGGAGCAAAAGACGTTCTGTAGATTGGTGTATCAACCAGTTGGCTTTTGGAGTTTCTTACTTCATTCTCCTTTCCACTACAGACAAGTTAGAGAAGGTCTTCTGTTTCCAGGACCGTCACCTCCTTGTCCGATAAACTAATCTCTGTTGAAATATTGAGTTCCAACAAAGTATCGTTTATTTTACGGAGTTGCTTTTTAAGCCCACTCATCTCTTTGCGATATTCCGCTAATTCTTCTTTAGTAATTAACACACTACTCGCAGCATATGCATTTCGGCGTGAGAAATATGTTTCTCTATCCTCACCCTTCTTTTCAAGTTGGTCCAATTTGGCCACAATTTCATCTGCAGTGTAGTATTTCTCACCTTTACATTTATCCAGAATTGCCTCAACCCAATGCATATCGGCATTTATGCGGCGTTCTTCACACAATAATTTGGACACACCACTGGCTATATTTGCGTTGCCAACCTTCTCACGGATTGAATACAATACGGCATTCAATGTCTGCTTGCGGAGAATATTATCTTTCCACTCTTGGGTTTTTTCCTCCATCTCTTCTGCAACACGATCTCGGTCTTCAAAGACCAAGTAAGGAGATACCTCAATCTCACGTAAGGTTGAAGAAATTTCGGACTGAAGGGCGGAAGCTTTTCTTAAATTAACTTGCATAATAATCTCCTTTGTGTGTGTTTAATAATAATTATTATATCAGACTTAATATAAAAAGTCAAGCACTTTCTGGTACTGGATATGTTCTCAAAATCAGATGACCATTGTCTTCAATGTCCTCTACATTAATTTCTGTAGATTTTAGTCTTGCGGAGCCTTTAATGAAATTAACTAATTCTTGAGGTGATAAATTTTTAGAATCAACTTCATGTAAATTTAAACCTTTAAAAATGTCAGAATTTGCATCTTTATTTTCTAAAACTAGGTCCATTTGAAAACTATTTGTAGGAAAAAATCCTTCATGCATATCTGGATAATAAACATTTTTTATAGTTAAAGAAGGTGGAATTTCTTTTAAAGTATTTTGATAGTATTCTTTTATCAAGTCTCTTACATTTTGTTCATAATTTTTTTGAATATAAGTCATTAATGTTTTTTTATCTCGTCCGTATTCTTTACCAGAACCCATATAGTAAATTACAACATCTAAATTAGCCATATTTAAATTTCCTTTATATTGTTATATTTTTAAACACATATACCAATATTTATCTAGTGGTGCGGCTGGCCGGAATTGAACCGGCAAGACGTATTAGGTCGGCGGATTTTAAGTCCGCGGTGTTTACCAATTTCACCACAGCCGCAATAATCATTCATTCATAATACTATATCACATCTGACAGAAATGTCAAGGACTTTTTTTTATTTTTTTTTTAGATATGCGGCTCTTTCAAACATCATTTTCTCCAGCTACATAATTATTCAATGCTTCAACTTCTTCAATAGGAATGGGTTTGTAATCTGTCCATTCTACACAAACACAACGATGATGTTTGGTAGGACTTAAATTCTGGTGTATGTGACCATGAACATTAATATATAATTTATTCTCACCATTATCTTCATATCTTCTTAGTCCACTTTTATCAATTGGAACATGAGTTAACAATAGATTATGTTCTCTCATTGTTTTCCACATCAAAACATCTTTGAATAAATCTTCCTTGACAATCCATTTGATATTATCGTGATTACCAACAATTATTCTTTTTTCGCCATTCAGTGATTTAAATCTCTTTACAAAATTTTCATCCTTTCCCATAATCAAATCACCAAGATGATATACTTCATCCGTAGGCTTAACAAGGTCATTCCAATTGTCATACATACAATCATTCATTTCTTCTACAGAAGAAAAACGATTGCCTCTGATTAATTCACCATTTTTATCTACAAACTTTAAAATATTTCTGTGAGAAAAATGTGTATCACTGATTAGCCAAATATCACTCATTATAATACGATATCCTTAGAAAATTTAAAAATTACATTAAAAATTGTTTAGTATATTCAGTAACTTGTGAATATTTTTTCTTAACTGATTCTAATTTTTCTCCATCACGGAAACTCTGTTTGTCTAATTGATTTTCAGAATCTCCTTTCGGCCAAATCCTCCAACTATCGTTATCAATTACATCACTAACTACTAATTCATCATTATCATAATCATAACCAAATTCTATTTTTAAATCAACCAATTCAATATCAAATTTACTCCATGCTTTTTCTAAAAATATGAATACATTTTTCATAATAGATTCAATTTTATATAATTCAGAAACTGTAAATGTAGAATCTATACTTATCAATCTATCCTCTAATTTTATCGGTTTTTTTGCAGGATATAAATCTAATTTAAAACCTTCTTTAGAATGACGATCTTCACCTAATCTATTCCACTCAATAAAATTAAAATGTATGATAGGATCTGTTTCTATATGAACAATCCATTCACCATTTTTTAAATACAAATCTCTTGCTTTAGATTCTTCCATCAATTGCGGCCAAGGAGACATCATGCCATAATCATTTTTGGCATAAGCAGGAATTACAGACATTTTATGAAAAAATTCTATATGTGGTTGTGTGAATTTTTCTCCTGATACTACACGTTCATGTCTTTTTAAAAAACTTCCAAATGCCCTTCTTCTCACTACACATTCATATGGCATCATTTTACATCTTTTAGAAACAAAACTATAATCATCTAGTTGAGAAATAAAGCAAGTTTTTATACCATTGCGTTCTAAATATTTAAAAACATTACATGTTTGATTTGTTTTATCTCTTGCTACATCAACTTCTTCTTTTTTAACAGCATCATTTGCTGTTAAAATATTTTTAGTAGTTACCTTTACTAAATTTTTATAACCCACCGTACTGTCATTATATTTAAGAATTTGTTTAGTTTTTCCTTCATTTAAAATATTTTTTTCCATATTAGTCTATATTTAAATTTTTTTATTTATTAGTTGAAAAAACTCCTTCCCATAACTAAGTAGTCTGCACCATCTGCCAATGCCTTTTCTGGTGTCGCAACTCTTATCTGATCTTGTGTATCATTTATATCATATCTTATGCCGGGACAAATTTTTTTAATCTTAGAATTCTGAACAACCGGAAGTGTTAGTTCTTGTGGTGAACAAATCATTCCCCAAAAACCTCTACGTTCCATTTCAATTACAGTATGCTCATACAATTGCTCTGGTTTCAATCCAAATTTCCATAAACAATCAACATCTTCCCAACTTGTAAGAAGAGATACACCCACTATTTTAATTTTGTCAACATACTTTGACAAAACATCTAATGCCTTATCATTATTAGCCATATGAACTGTTACTATATTGGCACCCGTATCTATTAAATGTTCAATCACATGACACATTGTATTTGGAATATCAAACAATTTATAATCACAAAAAATATTATAGTCTTGTTTATGCACATATGGATAAAGTGTATGATTCAATTTAAAACCATAAACTTTATCTTTCCAATGTGACATAATTTCTTCTGTCATCTGTATGGAATAATTATCTAGAGCAACAATAATTTTTTTATTTATATTCATCATTATCTTCTTTCTTTATAAGTTCACTCCATAGTTTAAGCTTTTCTTTTTTAATTTCAACTCTATTTGATAACTCTTTCCATGTGGTGATATTATGTGATACCATAAGTTCTAACATACAAAGTACATCACCAGCTTCTTCTATTAATTTAACACGCTGGTCTTCCGCAATCTCATCTATACTTTTGTATTTACGAATGATTTTACTACACCTTTGAGTCAATTCACCACACTCTTCTGCTGTTATGATCATTAACTGTTGCAATGTGTTAATTGGACTTTCTTGCATACTAACCTTATTTTTTGGAGCGACAAGAAGGATTTGAACCTACTCCTTTTGTTTGGTAAACAAATGTGCTGCCCTTTAACACCATTGTCGCATTTTTTTAATTCAACAAAATATTCTTATCTTCCACCGGCTTCATATATAATTTTTGAATATTCCACATTATAGATTCTATTAACATTTTTTCATCATAAATCTTACTATTTTTTATGTTATAAATTGTTTCTATAGCATCTTCTTCTGTATCATACCAAATAGAATGATAATCATATTGACCATTTTCATCACTCTTCCATTTAAAATGAAGAACTCCTATAAAATCTTTATTTTTAGGATTTCTAAATCCTTGAATAATATCCTTTAAGCCTAAAGACGGCAAAAATTTATATTTAATATCTTTATGTAATTTTTGTCTTGATTGTACTTCTAATACTTTTTTCAATTCTTTGAGGTCAGTACTCATTTTAACACTTTATTATAGATATAATCCACATTCTTCATATAATTTTTGGGGTTGAATATCTCATTAATTTCATCCAAACTTAGTATTTTTCTATCTTTGAAACTGATTTTAAAATAATCTCCACCACTATGTGCAGATTCTTGAACTATCTTATAAGCATCTTCTCTTGAATATCCTTTTTCTTTAATTAAATACAATAACACTTGTTGTGAATAAACCATATCAGAACTTTGTAAATTTTTTAACATACGATTTTTATCTACATTCATATTATCAACAACCTGTTTGGTTCTATTTAATGCAAAAGCTAAGTGAACAAAAGTATCTGGTAATATAATTCTTTCTGCACTAGAATGACTAATATCTCTTTCATGCCAAAGAGCAATATTTTCTAAAGCTGGAATAATTGCCATTCTTATTGCTCTACATAGACCGGTAAGATTTTCAGTTAATATTGGATTTTTCTTATGTGGCATTGCACTTGAACCTTTTTGTCCGGCAGTAAAAGATTCTATAACTTCTCCAACTTCGGTTCTTTGTAGATGTCGAATTTCTACAGCAAATCGTTCAATACAACTGGCAGTAATTGAAAGATGAGATATTAATAATGCGATTCTATCTCTAGGAATTACTTGAGTTGAAATATCTTCAGTATATATTTCTATTTTATTTGAAAGTGTTTCCTCTACGGTTGGTTCAATCATAGAAAAAGTACCAACTGCACCGCTACATTTTATTCTCAAAAAATTATTTAAATTTTCACTTAACTGTTTTTCACATCTATCAAATGCTGCAAAATGACTCAACAATTTTAAACCGAATGTCATTGGTTCGGCATGTATTCCATGTGAACGTCCAACACAATAAGTATTTTTATGTTCTAGTGCTTGTTTTTTAAAAGATTGTTTTAATGATTTCAGCTTATCAATTATCAATTTAATTGAATTTCTTAGTTGTATCGCAAGACCTGTATCAATTAAATCTTGACTTGTCATACCATAATGAATATATTTTGCGTCATCTCCGATTACATTTGATAAATGTGTTAGAAAAGCAATGATATCATGTTTTGTTACAGATTCTATATCATTGATTTCTGAAATGAAGTTTTCATGAAAACATTCATCTTTTTTCATTAACATTGTTTTGCTTACAGAATCTGGAATGTGTTTTAACTTGGCATTTATTTCACAAACATATCTTTCTATATCAAACCAAATTTTGAATTTATTTTCATCACTCCATATTTCAGCCATTTCTTTATCAATATATCTCTCATGCATATTTAAACCATGTAATTAATAAAATAAAGATGAAACACTTTCCTTATTAACAATTCTACGTACCGCTTCACCTAACAATTCATTCAAACTAATCTGTCTTACCTTGGTATGACAAACAGCATCACAATCTTTTTGAATGGTATTACTAATTACAAGTTCTTCAATACTACTATCAATAATTTTCTGTTCTGCATTCTTACTCAACACTCCATGTGTAATATATGCTCTAACAGAAGTTGCTCCTTGTGTCAACAATGCATTCGCACAGTTAACTAAAGTACCACATGTATCAGCAATATCATCAACAATAATACAGTTTTTATCTTTAACGTCACCAACAATATTAATTACTTCACTTTTATTCCTTTCTTCTCTACGCTTATCAATAATAGCCATTGGTGAACTTAGTTTTTTTGCAAACAATCTGGTGCGTACAGCACCGCCAACATCAGGTGATACAATACACATATCTGGTATTCTACACTCACGTATGTCTCTGAGAAATACAGGTCTTGCAGTCAAGTCATCAACTGGTATGTTGAAGAATCCTTGAATTTGACCAGCATGTAAATCTACAGTGACTATACGATTAGCACCTGCAACTTGCAACATGTCTGCGATTAATTTTGCTGTAACTGGAGTTCTGGATTTTGATTTTCGATCTTGTCTAGCATAGCCGAAATATGGTGTGACAACTGTGATTTCTTTTACACTTGCACGTTTACAAGCATCAATAATCACAAGAAGTTCCATAATATTAGCATCACCTAATGTAGATTGTACAATGAACACTTCCTTACCACGGATATTATCATTAATTTCTACATATACTTCACCATCTGCAAATCTTGAAATTTTAATATCACAAAGATTTGTAGAACAGTATTTGGCAATCTCTGTTGCCATTAATTGATTTTGCGAACCACTGATTATATGCATAGTTACCCATTAATAATTATCTTCTCATTGTGGCCAAGTCTCTTGCTTGGTCAGGATTAATAACAGGAACAGCATTTGATTTATGCATGGTTGCTACTCCTGTTACTAACGAACCAGTGTATTGGGTGTTGTTTGTTTTGCACACTGGAACAAGACTACTATTCAGACTAGGAATGTTCTGCTCTGGTCTGCGGTATAGTCTCTCCTCAGTTGGTAACTTTCTTTGCTTCACCACTGAGTAACCGTATTTATACTTTACATATTCATCAAAACTTTTCTGCAAATGATGGCAATGTAGTTGTCTCATCTCCTTGTTATATTGTTTATGTTCTTGTTCAAGTTTCTCTTTCGGAGTTTGTTTTCCACCACGGATTCTTTTCATGTTATTACCAACTTGAAGTGTAGTAAATCAAACTTTTGTTATCAATAGCTTTCAACATCTTTTTAATACATTCTTGGTCATGTTCATCTCGCCATTTATAATCATCTAGGTCTATATAAGATTCACCAAAAAAGAATCCTTGCGTATGCGGAAGTTTTCGTTTTTCAATGTCTTTTCTCAATTGTAGAACATTTTCCTTAGTCAGTACTATTGAATGACCATTGAAATCACCAGTTCCACCTTTTTCATAATACAAATTCCGCATCCAACCATGCAAATCTGGATGCTTTCTCCAATAACAAAGTTCTCGTCCAAGATTCCAAGGAATCGAAAACGTAGGGTCTTCATTGATGATGTTTTCTAAGTCAATCTTTAGCATTTCATCGTTATGAACATTATAAATTGGATAACATCTATCAATAACTCTTTGACAAAAATCACTCATATTTTTGATGTCAAATAAACTTACCTCATGAACCATCATATCTAATCCCATACTACCTCTTATCGTGAATAGATTTTCTTACCGATTTCATTGTAAACAGTTGCAGATACATGTCTAGGGTCGGCTAGTTCTTCTCTGACAATCTGTTCAGCGGTTCGTTTGGACAATCTACCATTCTGCTGATATCCATCAACAACAACGATTTGATTTTCAACAGTCTTAATTCTAAGTCTGTAAGTGAACATAATAATCTCTGGAACGGAGGCTTACACCTCCTTGGTTATTAGCAGTACTTGCTCAAGCGGTCTGCATTCTTGACGCCGGATGAGAGAACATTTGCGTAGTTCAAAACTGTTCTCATGTTTGGCATAGCGAGAGAACCTTCATTGTACTTATCAATGATACTTGACAATGCTTTCTCTGCAATTCTGCCATTGGTCAACTTGTGGACGATACTCTTCATACGTGAGAATACTTGTGTATCATTCAAAGTCAGGTCAATGCATACTGAGCGTGATTGAACTGCTTTGTCAAACTTGTCTGCTGACAGGTTGGAAATGAACACGATTTGACCATTGAAGGTGAAACGATTTGGTAGAGCAACATCTGTCTCACCATTCATCAGTGAGGCACGGGCTTCACTCTCTACGGTTCTGCGAGAATCGTTTTTCATACCAACAACATTGACCATCTTCTTAGAAGACCAAGAAATCTCACGGACATCGTAAGAATCTAGTGCTGCTTTGAGAATAGCGGCACAATCATCGTTGGTGAACAGATCATCCAAATCATCAAACACAATCACTTTGTCATGATGCAGGAACAAAGTCATGTACAAACCAAGCGGAGAAATCTTGGACTTTAGAACAATGTAGTCTGTATCTTTTATCATGCGCTTGCTTTCTAACGCATTGATTACAGTATGTGTTTTACCAATACCGGCATTGCCAGTTACAATCAAGGAGTTAATTTTTTTCTTGGTAACAACATCCATCAACATTTCCAAGTCTTCAAAAATCTCATCTGTGCCGGCATCTTTACCAAGTTTTGCGTAATCAATCTTGGTGCGTGAGGCACGGGCAACATCTACAGCACTGAACTTATACTGATTGCGACCAACTACGTTGTCGTTCCAACCACCGGGAACTCCAACACCTTTGTAAGAAGCGTATGACTTGATTTCGGCTCGGCTCAGAACGTCTTTTCCATAATGTGAAACGATGCCTTTGCTGAATGTGTCAAGTGTGATTCGCTTTGCCATGTCAATCTCTCTTTCAGAGGGTCAGAAATCTGAGGAGTGTCTCTCACTCCTCACTCAATATAACCAGTATAGCAGCTTCGCTGAAAGTGTCAAGGGGAAAACCGGAATTATGCGGTTTTTACAAATGGCTTTTCCCAAGTTCCGACTTGGAAGGTGGTATAATACCCAACATCAAAGTAGTCGGTCATTGCATCAGAATTATCATAGTTTGGTCGGGAACCTGCAGTGTTGGTGATTTCAACAATCTTTTTGAAGGTGTCGGCACTCTCGTACTTGTCTGGGTAGTACTCATTCATTTGCGCATGACTACCACAACCAAAGTCGGTTGGACCAGAAACGATGGTGACAGTCACACTAGTATAGCGACTATTACGAACTGAGAATTTGAATTGAGGAAGAGAGGTCTTCAGTGCTTTGCGAATTGCCTTGGTGTCTTCTGCGCTGATGTAAGCCATTTTGAATCTCATTGGGGTTGGGAATCAGTCACTCACTCAATGATCAGATCATATCACCTCTAACAAAAATGTCAAGGGGTTTTTTCTAAATCTTCCAGAATTCCTTGCAGTCTTCTTTTTCCTGCTCTGCCTTGCTGTGCTAGTCTTGTGGTGTCCCACTCAGCAATTTCTTTGCGCAATCGCTCAATGGTATCTTGACGGGTGG